TTTAAAGGCTGACATACAAATGCACGGTACTGTCCGTGATCACCTGTCAAGATAGACATAGTGATAACTTCGTCAACAATTCCGGGCAATTCTCTTCCAGTTTTACTACCCTCAATTTGAAGGTGGTACTGTTTTCTTCCGTAATCATCTGTGACTTCATCAAGAATACCTACAAACACAACGTTCTTAGAGCGAATGTGCTGTATGTGAGTAAGCCAAGACATCATTTCACGACCATGCAAACCATATGCGGCTCGTGTATCTAGTTTTCCAGACCGTTCTGATCTGACTTCTGGTTGCTGTAAGCACCATTGAAAACAAAGACGACCTGCAACAGTAATCGAGTCCACGAATAAAGTGTCATACTTTTGCCACACGTCAGCGCCATCGCCATACATCTGCTCAACATAGTTATAATGTGATTCGCTGTATGGCTGATCTTCTGCTAATGATGGATTTGGTCCACCTAAAAAGCAAGCAAGATCACGGCATTCTGCCCAAGTTCTCGGACGAACAACGTCGATTGCGCAACCTTCAATAGCTGCATCCCCTGCCTCTAAATCCATAAACAATGTTGTGCTTGGATTAAGTGTGCGAGCAAGTGTAGTTTTACCTACACCGCTTGCACCGCAAACTACGATCTTATGACCCTTCTTCTCGGCAAGTCTTTGATCGGCTGTGATTATTTGTAAAGCCATATTATGTATCCAATTCTACTGTGAAGCGACCAACTTCTGTTGTACGACATTCTTCAAGAATGCTTCTGATTGCAGGTGGAGCGTTTGTAAACTTGCGCTCTTCTACGGCAAAAGTCAACTTACCATAGTGCCTAGCGTCTTCTTCAGATAAACTACCTAAAGCTTCACGCAAAGAATCTTGATCCCAAGACACCTTTTTAGAGACAACTGCTTTAATCTTGCGGTTGCCATCCATAAAACTTGCTGTGCCAAAATCTTTACCATCGACACCTAATGCTTCTTTCGCACGAGTTAGATATGTGTCTTTTAAGTTTTGCTCAACGTCCTTCAAATCACTACGCAATTTATCAATTGCTGCCTTTAGCTCTTCTCGGACTTCGAATAATTCACGACTATTCATGTCGAATCCTTTCTGCTGTTTACTAGAGTCCCAACTATAACCATATAGAGTGGGTTTGTGTCAAGCAGTTTTTTTCGATAATAGAATATCAATGCCTAGACAGGCTTTCATAAGCTTCTTTTTTAGCTTAAATTCAGGCGTTTCAACGCCTTTAGCGTCATCAACAATGTAGTGCCATACACCATCTTTGTCTTCACGTTCATAACAGAAGTCAGCGATGTAAGCGCATATCTTCTGGTCATTAACCATTAAGTTAAATCGTACCTGTAACTCTAAATCTCTTATAGTTCCTGCGCGTTCTAGTGACTTTAGGTATAGGTATCTTTCGCCCTCCCACTTGGAATCAAATTTGATTCCTTGTATGATAACTTTCTTGTTTCCGTATTTGGGTCTTGACCCACGCCGCTTGGGATTATATACAGTAGGAAAAGTCATTTATGGGAAGGAACCTTTATGCCAAACCCGGGAAAATATAAATCCGTAGGTGTTTCTATTGAAGCTTATGATAAACTGGTTATCATTGCTGAAAGCGAAGATCGTGCTATTGGGCGACAACTTGCGCGTATGATAGATGAAACATACGAACATATTAATGCTAGTGTCAAGTCTAGGCGTCAAGCTCCAAATAGCTATGGCACAGTTGGTCTAGGTGGCCTGTCTTCAGTATCTGTTATAGAAGACTAAAGAAGATCAGCGTTACCTAAACCGCCTAACAAAGTAGCCGCTGCCGCAGGGCTTTGTCTTGCGCGATCTCTAAGAGACATTTTTCTAATCGCTTCTTGTTGTATTTTTTCAATTGGACTTAGCGGAGTATATGTAGCTTGAGGTTGTCTTATTTCAGGAACGTCAAAAAGACTTAAATCTAAAGGCTCAACATTGGGAACACTTGTTCGGCTTTTTTGTCTAAATGGACCTTCTTCATTAACCGCTATACGAGGTTGAGATTGAAGACCTGCACGACTAACTTGACCCGTTGCGGAGCCTACCCCACTTGCAATTCGACCTGCAAGTGCTGCTTGACCTCCGACATCAATACCCTCGTCAAGCGCAGCTTGGTTCATCATAGATAGCATTACATTACCACGAGACTCTGGGTTATTTGCAGAAGCTTTTCTCATTTCAATATATTTTTTAACATTTTGAGGCTTACTAAACATACTAGCCATAACTTTAAATTTACCAATTTTTCCTAATACATTTAAAGGATGACTGAACATCTGCGACCATATACTACCAGCGGCGATTGAGCCTTCTTTTCCAGCGTCTCCAAGCATAATTAAATCATCGGCAAAGCTATCTAAAGCCTTATATGTATCTGCGCCCAATATTCGACTTAAAGATTTTGGTTTATATTGATCTAAAGTTTTACGCAAAGAGCCTGCATTTTGCGCACTTTCAAGGACAGTATCGTCTACGACTTTCATTATATCTTGAAGTACAACATTTTTCATACTTTGAATTAGTTGATCGTTACCATCAAAAAACTTCATTATTTGTATAGTTTCGCTTTCAGTGAGGCTTGGCTTCGTTAGTGCCGCCACAACATCATCGTAACTTGAGTACATAGAAACTTTTCTGGGGTCTAAATTTTTAACTACAGATGTTGATCCAGCTATATCTATCTGCTTTTGCGCTTGAACAACAGCTTCCATAGACTCAACTATGCCTTTGTCTCCTCCAGCAGCGCTAACCCTAGCAATATCATCTATAGACAACTTTCCACTAATATCTGCTTGATTAATGCTGTTAGCAAGCTTTTGAATTTTGTTCCAATCTTTTCCAAACAAAACTTTACCAGTAGTTTTAAGGTCTTTTATTTTTTTGGCGAATGTTTTGCCATTAAATTTTTCAGGATTTATCGGGTCCCTACCAGCCGTTTCCAAAGCATCATCAAGAAAGCTACGGCTAAGATTAGAAAGTAACTCATCTGGGTTGTCAGTAGCTTTTAAAACTGCCCTTAACCTTTGCGGAGAGTCGTTCTGAACAACTTTTTTAAAGAATTTGTCAGAAATTTCTCTAGGACTTGAATCTCCAAAAGATTTTAATCCATTAATAGATTTAATAACTCCAATGTTAGAAAGCTCTTCAAATCTTTTAATGCCTTCTTTATACATATTTTGTTGAGTTAACCTGCGTTTTGCGGCGTCCACAAGTAAACCTTTATCTGTTCTATTTAGACCTGTTACACCATTTAAAATAGTATCGTCATTAAGCATGGTGTCTAACGCACCTTTAATTTCATCCAATTGTTTTGTTCCGGCAGTGCTAGACCCGAACATAAGTTCGTCATTTACGTTTTTTCTTAAATTAACTAAGTTTTTGAAAGAGGCTTTTCCTTGTTGATTTTTTTGAAAACCTTTTAGAGCATCATATGCAGTGCCTACTGGACCTTCCAACAATGCTCTACCAAAATCTTCTTCGTAGTTTTTAAATTTAGACATCAAGTTTTCAGTATCAAAAATACGAAGTTGTCCACCTGTTCTTGCCGCTTGCGTTCCATCAGACAAGGTTATCTCGCCTTTAATTTTTCCAAGTATGTCATCAACAGAGCCATAACCATCTACCATAGATGTTTGAAATCCATCAAATGCTTTTGTAATTGCGCCAAGAGTTGAAGTGTTTAACTCAAAGTTTTCATCTACAGCTTTTCTCATTAAATTTATACTATCGTCTAAAGCTGATATATAAAGCCTATCAGCTTTTCTTTTAGTTGCATTTAATTGTTTAAATCGTATTGGAGCCATCTTTGTAGCTTCAGAGCCTAAAGTCTCTACCGCATCATCTGTAATTCCAGATAAGAATGTCTGCTTATCACGCAATGCTGCGGCTAAATTAGCTTGAATTCTAGCCGTATCTTTTGCAGCATTTTCACCAAACTTTTGAAGGTATGCTAATCTTTCGTTAGCACCCAAAGAACCCAAGGATGGTATGTAACCTCTTTCTAACAAAGATTCTCCGCGCTCAAGTCGAAGTCTTGCCGCAGCATCTATAGGCTCTTCTACCATAGCTCCAGATGCTCTTCCTGCAAGCTTTTTCCCGCCACCGACAACACCTCTACCTATAGCGATAACAGTTCCAGCAATAGCCTCTCCAGCCGCGCCAATAGCCGCTTCCTTCATAACGTCTTTTGTTACATCACCAAGGCTTTGAGTTTGAACACCTAACCAACCTTCAATAACTTCTTCAGCAGCTTGACCTAAACCCGCGCCTATTCCAGCACCTGCTACAGCGCCAAAACCAAGAGTTGGACCTCCACCAATTATTGCGCCAGCTACAGACCCAACAGTCTCTGGAACTATTCCAGCTAAGTCAGATATGTCTCGCATACTAAAACCAGTTTCGTCTATAACAAGATTTTTTCCGATAGGCTCCATACCACGAACTTTTTGACCTTCTTGAGTTAAGGCAAGATTTCCACCCGCATCTCTAACAAATCCAGCCTCACCAACCATTTTCTTTAATATGGCTTCGCGGTCTTTATCAGTTTCTGCAAATGATAGTAAAGATCGTAGCGTCCCATCCGCACCTGTACTATAATCAAAGTTTGTAGTGTCTCGACCTTGACGCTCATCTGACATATCCTTGAGGCTCTTTCCACTTCTCAAAGTAGAAAACGAAAGTGAACCAATAAGATCAGCTACGTCATTGTTTTCAACATTACCTTTGATGGCTCTAAAAGCTTCTAGCTTCTGTCTGTCATTAAAAGCGCCAGACTTTATTCCTCTAATTAATGTTAGCTTAGTGCGATCATCCATTTTTTTCACCTATTGCAGCTATGGCAGCATCTAACTCTGCTTGCTCTTCTGAGTTCAATTCACCACCGCCCCCTAGCCTAGATGCTATATTTCTGTTAGAATATCTATCTAAAGTCTCTAGCGCAGAAAATATTTCTCTTTCTTTTTTGAGGATTACGTCATTATAAAGTTGACTCATTTTTTCGGCAAGAACATCTGGATTAGTTAAAACGCTTACATCACCAACAATTGACTCAACAAGCAAACGGTCCGCGTCTGAAATTGTTTTACCAGCTTCTCCTAAAATTTCTTTGGCATTTTGTGCTTTAAGTTTATTTAAAAATAACTTTAATTTTTCTGTAGGATTTGCGATTCCATCTACATTAATACCAAATGCGCCTGCTAAAGAATCGACTTTATCAAGAGTAAACCTAAAAGCACTTGTGCCTTCAGCCAGTCCAAACCCTTCCATAAATTTTTCTTTTGCTCTTTGAAGGTCTTGTGAAGCCGCAGCTAAGGCCTTGTATGTTGCTTGCCCATCACCATCTAAGCGTGCTGGTCTTCCCTCACTACCTTCAACATTAGGGTCTGCGGAGAAAGTTTTAATTGTAAATAGATCATTTTCAACACCGGGAATTAGTGAAATTTTGTTTGCATCTTTAGTCAAGTAAAGAGCTTCTGCTTCAGGCGTTTTCATTGCTTCTGAAACTATTCCAGACCATGTTCCGCCGGGCAAAACATCAAACTTTTCTCTAAAAGACTTGTTGGTCATAAGGGCATCAAGCTCAAATGAGTTTAGTGATTCTAATTGCCCTTGATCCATGTTAGCAAGAAATCCACTTACTCCCTTACTTTTTGGAACTATGTAGTAATCTGAACGTTGTCTGGCTTTTTCCGCATTAACTTCATCTTTAGCTTTGTCAGAATTTTTTGCCGTAAGCGCATATTGACCAGCAGCTAATCCTGCTTTTTTAGCCTCAGCCTTAGCTTTCGTGAGCGCAGGTAACGCTTTGTCACCAGCTTCACCAACAGACTGCAACATTTTAGAAACATTAAAGCCTTTTCCAGCTTTATTTTGCATTAAAGCAAGACCAAACGCCATAAGAGCGTCACTTTTATCTACCTTGCCGCTTGTATCAATGCCAGTTGCTTCAGAAAAAACTCTTTTATATTCTTCGATTGTGCGTTCTTTTGGCTTGCCCGGACCAGTGCCAACGGCGGCATCAAGAAAGTCATCCATAGCAGATAAAAATCCTTCATCTGCTTGTTCTTGAGTAACTGTATTAGAATCAGCAATACTCATGGAGTTTAGTCCACCTTGAGAATCTACGAGTTGTGCCTCATTCGCTCTAAAAGCTTCAGCAGCTTCTCCTTGTGCTTTTTCTTTTTCAGCTTGCTCCATTTGATATTCAACATCTAAACCAGACATATCTATTTTAGGAATCTCTGTGATTGGCTCCAGACCGCCAAACTCACCTAGTAATGATTTACTACGTTTTTCTATTTCAGCCGCAGCAAGTTCGTTTCCAGCTTCGGCTTGATTTGCAAGAACACTAGGGTCAATTCCTTTGTAAGCGTTTTCAGCCCTATCTTCAAAAAAAGAATCTATACCTGCTATATCAGAAAAATCGTCTCCTAAGCCGGGAAACTCAGTGCTAATTGGAGTTTTACCCAAGCCTTTACCCAAAGCCTCTTTTAAAAATTCTTGTGGAGTCATGCTTGCAAATGGGTTTTCACCGTAAATTCCTGATGGATCAGCCATATTATTTACCTTTTTATCTATTCGCACCTTGGTAGGTTGCATACATACCAACACCTTGTAGGAAAGGATTAGGAGCAGTCGAAGGACCTTGTGAGTATTGACTATACATTGACGCAGATGGAGCGCCAGTTAAATAGTTTTGAGCATAACTATAAGGAGCTAAAGCCTGCTGTGTAGTTGCCAACTGGTTTTGACGATAGAAGTCTTGAGCTTGCTGATCGTATTGCTGTTCTTTTCCGCCTACTTCATACATAAATCCTAAGTCTTTAGGTGCCATTCCAGCATACACTTGACCAATATCAGCAGATGTTCCAGCCAATTGACCGTATGCTTTACCTATGTCAGCTTGCGCACCACCTAGTTGACCTGTAGATGCACCAAGGCCACCCATTAATCGACCAGTTTCTAAACTTCGCTTGCGTTCATCTTCTGCGGCACGAGCTTGTGCTTGTGCGCTAGATAGACCCATACTACGATACATATCAGCGGCTTTTAGCATTCTGCCTTCAGCGCCTTCAAATGATTTAGCTTCTGCGCCGAGCTGACTTGTAGATAAAGAACCAAGTTGCTGACCACCAGCTATACCACGCTTTGCGGCATTTTCATAAGAGGCTTGAGCTGCGGCTAAAGACTTATCATATCCTTGAGACATTAAATTAGCTATAGTGCCTTGCCTTGCCTCTTCAACGGCTCTTTCTGTTTCTGCCGCTTGAACACCAGATCGTGAACCACCAAACGCACCTTTGCTTATAGCGTTCGCCGCATCAGCTTGACGCCTTTGTGCAGCTTGACGATCTATTTTAGCCAAGGCTGTATCAAGAACTTGCTCTTTATAAGGGTTCATAAATTTATCAACAGATGATGGATCAAACTGACCCAAACCACCTTTTATTGCGCTACGAGAATCGCTTAAAAGTTCATTTGCACGTTGTTGAGCATCAAATAATTGTGTAGATTGATCAGCTCTTGCCTTAGCTTCTGCTGTTTCTGTGTCGTAAATTCCCTTTGCACCTATACCACCAACGCCTTGACGTAAGTATGCTTGAGCTTCTGGAAAATAATTAGCAAGTGAATCGGCTATAGTAGACGCGCCAGTACCTAAGCCTTGACTTGCTTGAGGTAAGTATCTTGCTATGCCACTTTCGTCAGTAAAGTAAGGCTGATAGCGATCCATAAATGCTTGACGTTGTTCTTCAGTGCCAAATGAATTAACTACAGATTCTTGTAATGGATTTCTTCCTGCTTGAACATAATCAGGAATATTAAACAGGTTAGGATCATCTATAATCCCACCTGTTAAAACGCCTTCATCATCAGGAGCGCCAAAAATACGTTGAAGCAACGCCTCATCGTATTCCTGCATGTAAGCTGGCAATTGCCGTATGGTTGTTACACTATCAGCCATTACGCTTTCCTTTCCAAGTTATCCATCATGCCGTACATTTTGTTTATACCGTTTTGTAAGTTTCCATTTCCTGCGCCTTTAACGGCATCACGGGTCATAACAAACTCACCAGCAGTTAACATTGCAGGTACGTCATCTTTAGTTCCAGAGCCTTCGCTTGGCATTATACCACCATTTCTACGAGGATAGTGAGCTACACCGCCTTTATTGGCGTATAAAAGGTCTGTCTGTTGACGCGGAGCGCGTCTTCTTAGAGTTACAGGTGCTTGACCTGCGCCTCTATTAAATCTAGCCATGTTTCCATATGGATCAGGGTCTTCTTCTTCACTAAATAGGCTATCCATCAACTGAGCCGCAAGACCAGAAGCTATACCTTCTCCTGCTTTTGTATTAAGAAATCTTCCTATACCCTCATCAGGATTTAAACCGAACATTTGTCCTATGCCTAAAAGACCTTCGGTTTTTTGTGACTGATTAACTGCTTCTTTTGCTGCTTGTTTAGCTACTTCTGAACCACGGCCTCCAACATTCATTCCTTTAAAAATTCCACTATCAGCATCAACTCCAGACACCATGCTATCCAAAAATGGTATGCCTGTACCACCTCCTGACAAAGCTCCAAGACCAGCACCTGCGGCACCGCCTATTAGAGCATCACGAAGAGATACGTCTTTTCCTTGTATTTTTCTTAATGCTAAATTACCAATCGCACCTGATATTGCAGGGTTTCCTACGATAGCACCAATTAAATTACCTAAGAAGAATTCAGATTTACCAGTTACAGGGTTTATGCTGTTTTGCCCTGATCCAACAACGTATCGTCGAGGATCAGCGCCTACATCTTTAAACGCACGACCAAGGCCACGAGCTACTTGTGGATTACTTTGGAGTACCGCTTGTGGGACAATTGTTTCACCCGGAGTTAGGTGTCCCATAGTGGTATCGCCGTTTCTACCGTATCTAGCCATGTTCTGCATTATACTAACCTCGTACTTAATATATATAAGTTACCAAATATTTATTTAAAATACTAGAGCGTTGACCCAGAAATTCCTTCAGGAGCCGTAACTTTAATATTTGTGCTTCTTTCTTCTGTTCCAGTCCAGCTTTCACCGCAATCTGGACAGTTACCGTCTGGGTATGACGCAATCTCTTCAGGTGTGTCTACCTTATTTTCACAATTTGCGCAAGAAACTACATCCACGCTAGTTGCTGGCTTCCATGTTGAACCGTCATCCATTGTAATAATTGTATCGCTCATGATATAGTCACCGTTACCTCTCCTACTTGCCCTATTGCTGAAGAACCTCTTACATAGGGTATATTTAATACGGGAACACGCAATTGCCCATCGTGTTGAAAAACACTTCCATCTTCTAGTCCTGAATCGTCTGTTTGCAAATTCGTAAATACTGTAAAAGTATTACGCCCTTCACCCGGATTTTGCATGTTTTGCATGTATGTGGAATATGAACGCAAAACTTCTGCAAAATATCTTTGATCATACTCATCTGGTGGTATGGGAAAAAATGGTAAGTTTAAGTTACGAGACATTACCGTCTCCCATCAGGTCTAATATCTACTCTTGGAGAGCCTAATCTCCAAGCTACACCAGTATCTTCGCTTTCAATTCTAAAAGCAAACGACCTGCCTCTAAGCCGAACAAATACCTGTTCTGTAAATTGTTCTACGGGAACACTGGCTGTTTTTGTAATTGTATTTGCATTAGAGTCCAAATAGTTTCCGCCGGGGAAATTTCTAACTTTAAGCGTCATAGTAGCACTTGGAACTGGAGCTGTAGAGTTTCTAAAGGTCATATCTGGTATTAATCTACGCATAAACGCAAATTGCTCACCATCACCTAAGTCCATCTGACTGCTTTCAATGTATGATGAAATCGCTGTAGCTGGGCTTGTGCTTCCATCATCAAAGCCAATTTCGTGTAAATATAGATAATGATCGCTACCCGCAGCTATAGGCTCTGCGTTTACACCTCGATCTAACCATACAGTTCTTGATAGAGTTCCATAATACCATATTTTTTGATCGTAATTATAAGTTACATAACTATCGTTTTCAGAGCTAGAAGCAGATGGATAATACCAAGTAACTTCAGAAAATGCAGAGTTAAGAGAAGCAGTAACCTTTTCTATTTGATCACTATTAATGTTTGAAAACACATAATCTCTTACTGAGCATGGAAGTCTTTGAACGGCACCGCCGTACACATAGAACTCTTCTGCACCCATCCAGAATACATTATCCTCAATAGCAATAGCTGCAAGAGGACTTGCAATTGTGATATTTTCAGAAATAGCGTTAATACCAAAGGTAAGTGGTGGTCCTAAGTATTGCATTGCGTGCAATGAAACGTCAGTAAATACTAGAACTTGCTGTCTTGTTTCTACAGCAGTAACAATCTTTGAACCTGAGCCGATACGCAAATCACCAGCAGTATTTGTTACAAGTGATTGCCATTCAAGAATATTTTCTTGATCAGAGAATCTAATTAATAAAGGGTCTTGTACTCCGGGATTTGTTTCAGAATCGCAACCAAATGCAATTACATGCCTGTCTCTATCAGATACAAGAACTTGCTTTGCTATTACAGGTGCTTTATTTGATCCAGCTAAACTAGCAAGCTCAACAGCTCTTGAAAATGGAGTTCCAGAGCTTGTTGAGTTGTCCCAATAGAATATATCACCATCTCTAACATTAATGATTAAGTCTTCACCAAAGTTATCATGTGACCATATTCTAAGAGTTTGACCAGAAGCAGATAAATTTGCTGCTGAACCCCAAGTTCCACGACCATAAGTACCTGCGCTCCAACCATTTCCAGCAATAGTTGTATCTAATCCAGTGTTAATTTGATAAGATCCAACAACAGAACTACCACCATTACCGCTATCTGAAGAATTGGCAAATACATAAGTTGCATTTAAGCCAGTTGTAGTAGTAATACTTTGAATATCAGCAACTTCACGAACGTCAATTTGATAGCTGTCATCGTTTATAACGCCTGTAATTTGATACTCTTGGTTAAGAACGTTAGCTGTTACAAGTCCTCCAAGACTTGCTGCACCAGAAATTGTAACAAAATCATTAACTAAAGCTCCATGATCTGTATCTGTTACTATTATAGTAGACATAGTAACAGCAGCACCTGATGAATGAGTAGTTGCTACAGTATTATCTGCACCCCTAACGCAACCTATAAGGTTGTTTCCGTTAAGACCTGCAAAAGTAATATGCTCAGAGCCTATCTTTATAATGCCAAAAGACGGAAATCCTGAAGCTGAAGCCACAGTTATTGTTGTGTCTATAGCTGATAAGGTTTCGTTAAGTGTTGTTGCATTAGCTGAAAATGTTACATCGCCAGCAGCGGTTGTTGTTCTGATAGGTGTAATGTCGTTATATGCACCACCTTGATTTATATAATACTTTAGGTGAGTTCCAACTCCAAGATAGTTTGTTCCATCTAATGCAAGCCAAGGATGAAGAGCGCGACACGTTCCAAGAAAAGAATTACTAGATTGCTTTATCCAACCTCCAATTTTTTCTGGAAAACCAAACCTAAAACGAACCTTGTCCATGTCGAACCAACCGCCTTCGTTACTATAAGACGTAGTTTCGCGGTTTGCACCGGGGCGAAATTGAAGTTTTTGTAACGTCATCGGCAGCTCCTGTTAGGTGGATTATACACAAAAGTTCGACTTATGCTAGAGTAAGCTTTAAGCCGAACAATTGTTTTTTTAATTAATTTTTTAAAAATAATCCGAACAAATTACAACATCTCTAAAGCTTGATGCAAAGTCTCTTTATTTCTACGAGTCCATCCACGTCCAAACGTCTCAAATGTCTTTAAGCTTTTATAGAAATCTTGTCTTACATCATGAACATACTCAATAATAAATTTAGGGTCTTTTTCCATAACAAGCCCCAGTGTAGCTGGTCCTATAGCTCCATCTGCCGTAGCCCCAACTGCACGTTGCACAGCTTTTGCAGGTCTACCCGATCCGGAATTCACACACCAATCGAAACACGCCCAGTCTAAACCAGATGGAAGTGAATCTCCTTTGACTCGATCCCAGTAGTTTTTCTTGTATATCGGAGCCACGTCTTCAGGCGTTAAATCACGCATTTCCTGTTCTGTAGACTCACGACCAGTCCACTCATCGTACACCTTTTTAGTTACACCTAAATTTGTCATACCTCCGGGGTCGCTAGGATGGTTTACATAACCTCCTTCGTGAGCAAGAAGCATTTTTAAGCATTTATCAAAGTTCTCTTTCATTTTGTAATTCCTTGTTTCTTCTCATAGCTACGAAGTCCGCCCAATCCGAGCATTCCCATCATGACAGTCATTAAACTGCCCATATCAAACTCTGGTAGTGCAGGTATATCAACACCAGCGGCAGTTACACCAAAAACAATTAATGGCTGCAATACAAAATGGTAAGCGAAAGCAACACCGCACACCCAACCTATGAATGGACGCCATCCGCCTTTAAATAAAGACCCTGATGCAGCTTCAGCTTTGTTTATTTCTAATTGCCCCATTAGCGCTTGCTGGGCATGATTATCGGACATTGTAGCGATCTCGTGGGCTAACTTGGCCTTCTGATCTTTATCCTCAATAACTTTGTCTAGTAGTCCAGTAACAGGTCCTACTAAATTGCTTACGAGACTCATCATTCGTTATTCGCCTTTCCTTTTGTGTATGCTTCCTTACCGTAGAAGGCGGCAACGATAGCAGCTACAGAAACAAAATAAACACCAGCAATAGACGCCAGTGAGTTCATGGCTTCATCAAGATTAGCCAAGTTACAAATAATTATAGAAAGCGGGTATAGCAACATACCAAACAATGCGAACCACGCCATCTTTCTTTGGGCATCTCTTTGTGCATCGTCATCTAGCATTTTTAAACGCTTATCTTCAAACGCCATGCGATCCCATTCAGCTTGGTCTATCGAACCATTACCGTCTACATCAGCTTTTTCAAACTCAGTCATATTAGTCTCCTAATCAGCAAGGGGGTTGTCTAATGCCCTTTGTAGTTTATCCATTAACTTATCTTCTAGTTCTTTCATATCACCACTTTGTGAAACTCTAACACGTTCTCGTTGATTTTCAAAGCGGACTTCTGCGGCGTCTATCATCTTGCGTACCTTGTCTTCAGCCTCACGAACCATATCCTCCACACGATCCGTTTGCTTCTCAATACTCAATATGTCCGAACGCAAACCGTTTTTAATGTCACGACTGTACTCCACGGACTCTTCAACCTTTTCAGATATGCCACTAACCTTAGCATCCATCACGTCCATTTGCAGTTGATACTCTCCTAGGTCTAGCCCCGCGACCTCTTCTATCTTTTGATACATGACGAACCCACCGTATAGGCCACCCACAACTGTAGATAAAAACGCAAATATAGCTACGATTGAACCAAACGACATCTTCATGCCACCAGTCTTAAACTCACGATCTGCAAGACCATCAATGTTATCTGCTATCTTGGTAGTATCCATCAGTTTTCGAACTCCATCTCGCCACCTGCACGTTGTAGGTTCTTTAGTTCTTCTAGTTCATCGCGTAACTTTTGTATCTCTAAACGGCGTTGAGTTAGCTCTATTTGGTAAAGATCATCACAATTAATCCGAGCCTTTGGTTTATCAAGCGGTATAACAATACGTGCGTATACACCTATATCTTTGCCACGGCTGCTAGTATCTAAACCTGACAACACACCTGTCACGCCATACTCTAGGTTTACACCCCCACCTACAGCGTTACTACATCGCATATTGCCTGTTGAAAACGAATCTGACTGATAGTTCATTGGTGGACTTGGCAATGCAAGCGAAAGGGAGCTGTTGTCGGCTACAACAGAACTAGATAATAAACAAAAGACAGCTACTAATCTCATGCTGGCTCACCATCTAACCTTGAGCATATCCTAGAAGAAATAAGGGTACTAGACTGATTAGTCCTTCTAACTTTTGATGTTGTGCATAGATATACAGCTTCAGGCATATCTTTTTTTCTTATATATACATCAAAAGATTTATGTTCTTTGTAATCAACTTGCATAATTCTATACGTTGTAGAGAACGGTATGTTCATCCAATTTAAATCAAACAAATCAATCTGATAATATCTTATTTCTTCCCTAGAATTAAAAAACGACATTTCTACCTTGACCACGTTTTTAACATGACTTGGTTTTACTTCTGGATAGGCAGGCGTCATTTCGTGCGCAGACGCACCAAAAGTAACTAACATGCCTATCGTGATTATCCTACTTAGCAATGCAACTAGCCTGCACAACAGCCGTGTAAGTACCGCCCGGCAATGGTTTAGCTGAACCATAAGTAGCACTTGAGGCAGTAGAGAACCAAGTAGACCCTGCTAGTGTTAAGTTGAAATTTGTAGTGTTTCCCACAACTGTCTTAGCCGCTTCATAGGCTGACATACCGGCAACAGATGTTTGTGTTACACTTGTACTGCCTGTCCATGCTATTGTATCTGTAAGCGAAGGAGATGAGCTAAAAGCTGTTGGATGTGTTATACTAGCTATATAAGCATCTGCGATTGAAACATCATACCTCATTACAGGTAGTATACCACCATCGGCAGGAGTTGTGCTTAGTTTGCTGGCAATTGGGTTGCCGTATGAACCTGATTTAGTTGTTTGGATAACACATTTAGCTTCTACGCTACCTGTAATTTCGACGTTAGCTAGTGCAGGGAACGCACATACTGAAAGTATTGCAATAGAATATTTCATATTAAACCTCATTTGTTATACTGCATATCGACCATTTTCTCATGCAGAATCTGTTGTGCTAGATTGTTACGCAAGGCTTTCTTGTTGTCAGCTATCTCTGAATCAGCAAGACCGGGGGCGTCAGCATACACACCGCCATTAATAGATGCGTTATAGTACATAGCTAAGTTTGTTTGTTGGTTAATAGCCATAATAATGTCATCTTGTCCTTGTGTCTTAAACAGGGTCAGTGCGTTGGCAGACGCTGTTAGACCCATCTCAATTCTATTTTCTTCTTCTTTCTCTTCTTCAGAAAGTATCAGATTGCCATCTTCATCATACTGAAAGTCTGTATCCGCGTCTATAGCAGCCATAGCATCTTCATCTTCTAGCACATCATACAGTTCAACTACAGGTATTACAGGTATAGGTTTGACATACCCCGGACATGCAGGGTTAGATTGTTCATCATAACATTCATCTAATCTATAACTATATATAACCACAGCATCTTTGACCGAACCTTCCCCTTCAACATCAATTGAACCTGCGCCCCATTGCGGAGCTGGAATGTTCGAAAGGGGAAACGATCTAACAATAGTGTTTCCGGGAACTCCTGACCAATCGTCTGTTTTTCGAAAGATATAGCCATCTGCGTCAACATTCTTATTGCCAATATGGACTTTCATATCAGCGTCAGGGTCTTTTACTGTTGTGTATTTGTACAGTAAGCCGTTAATATCAATACCCGGAATATCAGGCAAAACAGAACTCATCCCCCAGCTTAGTGCTGTAGACGCAGCGTTCCCTGTTGTTCCATAACTATAGGGATCACAAGAAGAGTAAGAAGGCCAAAGTGCTAATAATAACACTAAGACCTGTTTTTGTTTCAACATTCTCATTGAAAATCTTTCTCATAGGATTGTTCTGATCTCTTTGTATTTCTTCTTTTACGGCTTCCATTTCCCATGCCAGTC